ATGGACGCAATTCTCCATTTTGTGGATCAATTGCCATCTCATTATCAGCAGTAGCGTTATCAGACTTAGAATGATCCATGAAACTATCAACCATAAATCCTGATTTCCAGCGTTGGACGTTTGTTGAAGTAACGATATTAGAGTTTAATGTAGCTTGTTCTAAGTTAGTTAATGAAGTATAGTACTCAAGACGATCAACACGATCTTCAATTTCACCAATATCTTGCATAGTGAAACGTTTGTTGTCTATATGACGTAAGGCAAGATCAGTTGAATTTTTAACATAACCAGGCATTACGATATCGTAAATCTTCATTGCATTGCCAGGTACTTCAGGAGTCGTTGCTGATGATTCATTAGCTCCAGTAGTTATACCAAAGTTACCGGCATTATCGATGAACAATGAATCAGTACGTGGTAGGTAGTAATGAGCATTATGAAGGATAGAAGATCCGACAGCAGGTACTTCACAACGTATTGCACCAGCAGCTGAATACGATACACCTGAATTACCTATACGTGATCTAAAGTCAAATTGATCTCTCAAGTCAACACCATTCCATTTATGATTTGCAATTTCATCATATGAAATATTAGCAGGATATGAGTCTATAGTAAAGTAATTACCAGCAACACTATGTGTGAAGTGATCATATGTTACTACAAAAGTACCAGTAGTTAGTGGAGTAAAGTTAGACTTCATGTTAATATATGATACATCATAGAAATTATCACGTTGACCACCATCAAATTGGAATTGGTGGGTTATATCAACAGAACCTGCGGCTGCATCTGTTACAACGGATTTTAACTTCCAGCCATCAGCTCGATGAAGTTGATAACCACGTTGACCAGATACCCAGCTCATTGCCTCGGCATAATTTTCAGTTAAGGTCTTAGTTTTAGGTATTGATCCAACTTTTGTTATTTTAGACCATACTGCAAGAGTATCTCCTGAGCGACCAGCCACTGCAAGTCTGACAGTTGTTTTACCTGTTACATACGTAGGAGTGACAACTTGAGGTACGCCGAATGCGCCACTACCAGCGTTAATTGGAATAACAATATAGTCAGAGGGTAGTATTGATTCAAAAGTTTCAACCGAGCCATCCACTACTGAGATATCGACGTGCGTTGCATTAGCAGGAACAAGCTCTTGGTAATTCATAGAAGTTACTGTAGTTGCAGTAGCAGTGCTACCTACATTCAATGTATCTTTAATGCGAGCATAAGGTATCGTATATACAGACTTATTATCGTTAATTCCAAGAATAACCGATGCACCAGCTGCTGCCGTAAGTGTGGCAACAAATGTGGTGGAACCAACTGTTATTTTTGTAGCGTTTCTAAATGATTCGCCAGCCTGCATTTTAACATCAAAAATATAAGCGTTGTATACAGTAGTAGCACCTGAGCCACTTACATATTCTATATTGCGTAGTCTACATGTACCTTTTGTTTGTGAACTATTATTTTTAATATTAAGGATAGGAAGGAATCTCATATCTGGGAATACGCCGCTAGTAATGGTTATTGGCACATAGTTGCCGTACCGTACTGACGTTGCAATATCATCGTTATGAGCAACTGTACGTGGCTTAGATACATCAACTGAAAACGTATCAGTCATCTCGTGTGTATAACCATCGACTACAGCTTTACCTGGAGCAATTTTAAGAGTAAACTTAGTTGTATCTGATGCGTGGTCTGCAGCAGTAGTAATGTATGGGCGAACAGTGTAATCACCAGCCTCATCTCGTGTCTTAACCGCGATTGCATCATTGATCAGGCTAAACGTTGTACGCTCTTTAACCTTAGCTACTTTACCGCCTCGTATAACCATTAGCTCGACAAAGTCTGAAGCAATAACTACAGTCTCTGCATGCTTGGCCAATGTTAGTTCTAACTTGTATCGATCAGCACCTGGAGCGTTGTAGTTTGAGTATCCACCAGAAGCATTATCGTTTAGAGTAGTATCATTCGTTGCTGTTACAGCAGATTCTGTTACAGCAAATCCTACCTTATTGGATGCACTCGCTGAGTATTTCTCAAGGATGACAGTGGACGATTGAACCAATGCAAATTGGCCTCGTACAAAGTATACACCTTGCTCAACAGATACAGCAGAACCGGTTCCGGTTGAAGTAGCAGCATTTGATTTGAATTTTAATGTAACACCGTTTAGTGACGTAGATAACTCTTCGCCATTTGCAAAAGTCTTTGACGTACCAATTGATCCAGAGCTATTGTATTTAACAAATAGAGTGACAGGGTCTGATCCAACAGAAGTTGTAAATCCTACAACAACACCAGCCACTGTAGAAGTGGATCCAGCAATTGTAGCACCGATTAATTGTGCGGATGTATATGTCTCTGCATCAAATGTTGTGGATGCTGCATCTGTATATGATGCATCTACCTTGACGTAATGGTACTTATTATCGTAGTGTACTCCACCAGGAATAACCATGTCACCGTCAGAGAACATATGATTACCTAAACGGGTAACCTGATTCTGTAGGATAGTCTGTAGCTGAGTTAGTTCTCTAGCCTGAACTGCATATCCAGGTTTAAAGAGAATCCGCTGAAATAACTTTGACTCATCGTAATCATCAAAGTATGGGGAAATATTAAAATCTATGGCCATTTTTATTCTCTCTTAAAATTGGATAACTAATTTCATGTCTTCAATCACACCGGCTGAGTGTAATATAGGAGCATGATTTTCTATATAAACAAGCTCTCCAGTAGTAACATCAACCTCTGGATTAGTAATTGTATTTATAACGCCTGTACCAGCGGTAGAAGTGATAGTCTCACCTACCGTGAATGCTTTATGTCCAGTCGACACACTCTGATGAAAGCGCAAAGTATTGTTAGAGGAATCGTATGTATCAACAATTGCAACCGCGCCTGATGTACCACCTGTAATAAGATCGTCAAGAGCAAACCCTGAATCAGAAGTTAAAGTAAACCCGCTATTGCCTGACATTGATAATGCAGTTGATATTGTAGATGTTCCGAAGTTGTATGGATTACGGAATATTGAAGTCTGTCTAAAATCTTGCCCAGGTATAATATCACCTAATGCAATAGAGTCATTAATACGACCATTGATCAAAACAAAGTAAGCACCGAGAGCTTTAACTACATCAGCACCATGTCCACCTGCAGGAGATATAATAGCCCTTGCAACACTACCAGTTCCTGAACCAGAATCTGTAATAGTAATATCAGCGTATGTATATCCTGAACCGATATTAGTCATCGTAATAGAAGTAACACCAGTACCAGTCACGGCTGCCGTAGCGGTTGCTCCAGTTCCATTACCTGTAATTGTTACGGTAGGAGGTGTTGCAACAGTGTATAGTGTTCCAGCGGTATCAACTTTAACGTTGTGAATTGCACCTACAACAGCAGTATTCTGAACGTCCCATTGGAGACTAGCATCGTCTGCTGTAGGAGCTTTTTGAATAGGCATATAGACATTAGTCAAGAACTTATTGAAACCGTCAGTAGTAACTTCGTATAGAAATTTCCATTGGTATCCATCAGCAGTTGTGAATGGAGTAGTAAGTGTACCTGTTGGCTTAACTGTACTTTTGCCGCTTGCAACCAAACATACATAAACATAATAGTCATCATTCATTACGTAGAATGGACGTGACAATAAATTAGTATCCCTATCATCGTATGAGTAATAGACTTCATCAAATGTCCAGTTCCATCGGGGTACAACTAATGAAGCGTTAGTTAATTTAATCATACCCTGAGTTCCGTACCGAGCATCCAGAAGCATTGTGCCACCTTCGTTAGGTACTCCAGGAGCAGTATCATCGGCCCAAGACTCACCTCGACCAACACCCATGTAGTATTGATTTGCCCCAAATGAAGTCATTAGAGCTGCAGCGTTGTCATGTCGTATTTCTGGTGTTATAATTGCAGTCATTAGGTATTATCTCTTTCTAGTCCTGATTGGATGTTTGTACCAATTCTATTATTAACGTCTGATATCGTAAGAGTGCTCCAGTCGTTTATTGAACCTGCACTTTGGAATTTAATACGATCAAGATTCTGTAAGGTTCCTGTAGCATAAGCAACATCCTTTGCATCTTGCATAATAGGTACACTTGGAATCATCTTAAACCCAATTGGATGCAATAGCTTCTTAACATTATCTTTATATGTATCCGGAGCAGGTTTTGCATATACTCGATATGAATGGCTTTGATATGTTTCAGAATCTTGAAGCTTAGAGTATGTATAACCAAGTCTATGCGCAAAATCTGTATACTTACCAGCAGCTTCATCCCAGTTACCGGCCGATGCAATCAACATATTGTCAGCAGGGAAGTCAACCTTAGCGTCGACACCGTGTACTATTCTAAAGTATGTCTCAATGGCTTTACTAGTTCCTTTAGCAAGATATAGACCTTTAATATTTTTGTATACTTTATTCTTTGTAGTACTAAATGCTTTTGGAAAATCAGGCGCGTATTCTTGTTCTAGATGAGCCATATGGCCTGTAGAAGTCTTATCAATATCTCGTATATTTTCCCAATTATGAGTGTGTTCGTCAGACTTATGTATAGTCTCTAACCACTCATAATATTTTTTAAGAACTAATACAAACTGAGGATACTCCGTTGCCACGTGTTGTGGCAATACTGATTCGACTTGCGCTTGGCGATTAGACATTTTAGAACCTTGAGTTTGCGTTATAATCAACTGTACTTGAATCAGACTGAACAGTAATTGTTACACCTGAACTTTCCATCGATAATAACATATATCGTTCTGGTGCAATATCATATGAATTAGGAATTACCCTAATTGCAATGTACGTACCAGTATATGCATCAGGTGCAAAATTATTTAATTGTACGATGCCAGTAGTAGGATCTAATGTTCCGATATTACTTTGTACAATCAACGTGGATGTACCTGATTTACGTACTATATTGATATTGCGAATACCTACACCGTTTGTGGGTACGACGTCTTCTAGCACGCAGTTTTGTCCAGAATATACAAATCCAGTTGAAGATAATACTACACTTGCTTTCTGAAATATTGCTTCTGGAAAATCGATTGTATATTTAGATAGATTAGTCGGTACTAGACGCCTCTCCATTTGAACTCGTGCAATGGACGATAGCACAGCAATGCTTGATGAGTCAATAGTACTTAATAACTTTGAGTGCCTCATTATACCATTAAACTTATTAAGGTATGTACTCAAGAATGATGATGTTCCTGTTAAGATTTTATTCCTAATTAATGCAGCAACACCGTCAGAAGATAACGAGGTAGTCGTAGGATCATACTTAGCGATAACATCGAGGTTAATGTATGTGTACGTTGGATCTGTAAAGACCGGAGTAATACTCATCACTGCTCGTGGCTTAAGAATATCCGTAGTGATTGTGTTCTTTTGTGCAAGGGTTAACGCCTCTGCACCAGTAGGTTTGATCGAGATGAATACTTTACCATATATTGCTGGTACGTTATCTTCTCCACCCCACACACTAATCGCATCAAGTGCAGAATAGTTTGTGATGATTGCAGTCTTATAATCAGATGCAGTCACGGTTCTATCTTGTGCAGAGTATGCTAATGGTGCATTAAAGCGAATTGATTCGACACCTTCTCTAGCAGATCCACCGGCAGCGGCAAGAACATTTGTCACAGTTGTCTGGCTATATCCGTTAATTGCACCTGAAGTTTGCCATACACTTGCGTCATTGCCTAAAGTAGATGCGGATGATAAGTATGTCACTACTATAACAGATCCTGCGGTCAACTTACGGCCGACATTACCATCACCGAAATATATCTCGTAATTGCCATCGTAACCTTCTTGTAAGAAATACACATTACTTGTCGCAGTAATATTAATAATATCTGAGGTCTTTAAGTATGTGGTTCCAGTCGCTGAAGAGTACGAATCTTTTACAACAATTTTTAGCGTGGATGTGTCTATGTTAGCGTCGTTTATAACAAATAACTGATTTGTATCAGAGCCGTCCACAATAAAAGTGCGGGACTTGAATTCACCTTCAGTAATTTGAACGTTAGTAAACTTATATGCAGCATCAGACGTATGTGACTTAGTAGTATTAAATACTCGGCTAATACCATCTATTGCTGTAGTAAATTTAGATCCGGCAGGCATTGACAATGCACCTGTACCAGCTGGAATATTTGGGCCGTTAACTTGAACATCCACAGTAGCTACAGCAGATGTATTAGACTTTGGTGTATAACCAAGTGACTTAGCAGAAGATACAACAGAGCTTCTAATCTTAGCGGAATCGAGGAATGATTCGTTTAAACCAAAGTTGACAGTCAAAGCATTATAGTGTGTGTTATATGCTAATACGTCTAAGAATGTAGACATCGCAGATCCTTCAAACTTATAATCAGCAAACTCAGTTTGATTTTGAAGGTATGTTTTTAGACTCGTCTTTATAGTGGTAAAATCGTAATCTACCGGTGTTACTTTATTCGCCATTAGCGGATCCTCTCCATCGAAATTATAGACTCTACAATCTCTGCAGATGATATGATTTGATAATTTATTTGTGCCCTAAGCGTATTCGCACCGTCATCAGTAACAAGTACATCTAAGACTTCAATACGTGGTTCGTGTTGGTTAAGTGTATGCTTTATTTGTGCCTCAATAGTCATAGCCGTAGAAACATCAAGATTCTCGAATAGCATTGCACTTATATCAGTTCCAAGTTCTGGCTGAAATGGACGCTCAGTAGTATTGGTCATAACTAAATTGAATACACTTTGTTTAATTGCAGCAGCATCAGTTTTTACGTATAGATCACCAGAACCTGGCTTTGCAAGAAACGTAAAGTCTAGGTCTGAATATTGAATAGACCTTGCTGATACTTTGCCACCGCCCTCGAGATTATAAGGGGAATTTGAAAAAGTTCTAGTTGCCATATTAGTACACTTATGTTATTATTATTATATTTATACGTTTTAATCTAGTGAATATGCTGTACCACTAAATTAGGTATCGATACAGATGAACCATTAATAGTGACACTAGATGACGATGTTATTGTAATAGATGCATCTGATGTTATTGATATGGCTCCGGTGGAGTTGATTGAGGTGGTACCATTTACCTGCAATGATTCATTACCTGTAGTTACTGTCCACTTATTACCGTTATTAACATGAGTCACTTCATCATTGGATAACTCAATAAATGATCCAGACTTATGATAGATATAAATTCTTTCGGATCCAGGGGTATCATCGTACTCAACAATATGACCTGAAGTTGTTGCATGGATCTTATTGTGTGGATACACTGCTTTATACGGATTAGCCGGAACACCTGTAGGTCTTGCTTGTGCAGCTGAGTGTTCTTTAGGTATTGACATTCCATCAATACCAAGCTCTCTTAGATGTGTATCATCCTTGCCTTTGAATGTTCCAAGGACTACTATATCTTGCAGGAGTGATTCTTTTGATGCACATATTACCCATGTATCAACTGTTAATCCATGAGAGTCTGTTGAGGTAGGGCTAGATGCATTTGTATTTGGCATCATGACCTGTGCCCATGGAAGTTTTTCATCCAATATAGCTTCAGAATGATGGCCAAGGATTCTTACTGATACTCTTGATCTTTTTAGGGGATCGTCAATTGATACTACTAGACCCGTGTAAAAATTATTAAACATTATTGCTAACCTTTGATACCGCGTTCATTGTATACGTTGCTTTGCCCGGCGTGATACTAAGTCTAGAGTGAGTTATAACATATAATCCACTACGTTTAGTATCAAATGTGTTTTCACCGTTTCCATTATGAATGTTATTAGGAAATAATACCTCTATAGTGTGACCAATTGTTTTGAGTGATCGGAATTTATATGGAGATACTACCATATTTAAAAGACTAAAGGCCGAATGACTCTTTGCTCTTTCATATCTATCATCACCCATTTCCCATCCAAGGGATGATACAGATGAGTTTGTGACAGAGTTGACCCTTGGGGTATTTTCCTTTTCGACTACGCCGTTACCAGCACCGAAGTCTGTAGTCACCATAGACTTATTAAACATATCTATAGTATTGCTACGTAGACCAAAGAATCCGTCCTTCACCATTGCTAATGTATCAACGTTGTCAACAATGTCTACGGTGTGTATTGTCCTAGACTGTATATCTAAAGATTGCATAATATCATCTGGATTTTCTGGAGATTCTCCAACACCGTATCTAAACTTACCTGAAATCTGTGGGCGCTTAGACATCTCGTCAAAAGAATCTATAATTACACCGTGTGCTAATGTTCCATATACAAACATTTTATTGCCGGTTGGTGATGAGGATTGTGATCTAATTAACTCTATTGCCTCAAATGGCTTCATATGTGGAATAGATAATTTCTTATTTTGCTTAGTGTTTTCAGTAATAATACTTGAAACGCCAATGTTATTTAATAGTTTATTCATAATAATACTGCAGTTATCGTCGTACATACCTGAAGCAGTTGTTATTGAATTTTTAATATAGTGATTTTCTGCAACCTTTAACTGTACCAAACCTCCACGGTCGTCTAAGCTCTTACCTTCAACTGCGTAGGCAATAAAACCTAGATCATATGCTCTTTCACATATCATTAATCTTACATTGACTGATTCACCACCATGAATCGTTTCATATAATCTATGTGTATCTAAGAAATTTATATCACCCATGACGCTGATCGCTTCTATAGATTCATATAGGTTAATTTCTAACATAGAACCTGTTATGTCATAGGCTACACCATTACACGTTATGCTTACAGCCATTATCTCTGCATGGTTTATCGTATCAGATGACGTAGACATTAATTAGTCACCTTACCAATCATACTTTTCTTTAGTACTCTAATTTTACTTAACTCATCATTCTTTTTATATTCATAATCCCAATTAGTAACCATTGATACGCCTGATGGGATTACTTGAGTGTATGGATTAATATCAGTAACACCTGAAGTGTCTGCATAATGATGAGGAGCAAGATGATCTGACATGACGCTGCTTATCGTAATGGGTACAGCTGGATCCGCAGCAGAATCAATAATATCTTCTCCATCTTGGAATGTTCCAGCTATTATACGAACAGTCATTTTACCTATATTAGTATCTTTTGATACAATTGATCCAACCGCGTTACTTGTTTGTCCTACGACTGTAGTGCCTATAGTAAATGAGCCAGATATATCTGCCGTAACCAACATAGATTTATTTGGATATTTTTTTAGTATGTATGCAGATAGGTCTAAATAACTCAGTGGCCAACCTTGTGTTCTTAAATTATCATTAATTAAAAATAAAGTCCAATGGTAGTATGGTGTATCATATAAACTAATAGACACTTGGTCTGGTCTTGCTCCATCAATTATATCATATAACTCATAAGAAGAAATGTCATCAATGTTGGCTCCTATTATGTCAGAGAATGTGGCCAAGTTATTAAACACTGTGGTTCTATCTTCAAACTCATACACAACCTTTTGCAATCGTCCTAAATAACTCATTTACAAGCCTCCATCGTGAATATCTTGTTTAGTTAATGATCTTTCTTCTTGGAACGTAAGAGTTAGATCTATTTCACTCCATGAGCCATCGACCATCATTGCGTTGCTTGTTGGATTATATGTACTGGATATTGATACTAGAAATGATTTTAAGAACTTATTTAATATTGTAGGTCGCCTTCCAGCGCCTGGCATATACACTTGTTCAATCTCAAACGCGTTTGGATATTTTAATGCCCACCCGCTCCTTTCTGGATACAACTCAGTCCTAAAAAATTTAATAATATCACCTATCATTCTTGATTCAGATTCTGATGACGGAATTAATTTATATGTGAATGAGAATTGTCTAATAGGTACACCAGTGAATGTGGTGATAGTAACTGGATCCAATACGACACCGAATCCTGATGATGCTGCAGCTCTTAATTCAGAACCGCCTGGAATCTTGTTAGCGACGGCTGCTATTTGTGAGGAAGACATACCCTCAATGCCTTCTTTAAATAGATTTTGTATAGAGCCAACTCCTGACCCAGCCGCAAAGGCTGCTTCTGCCATACCTGGAATCTTTCTATTACTTGTAGCTGCTCCAATCAATCTGCCAGCACCACCTAACGATGTATTATCATATGATGCGCTATCGTTGATTTGAATGCTTTGTGGCATGAATATTTCAACAGTTCTTCCACGGGCAATATTCATACCATCGCCTTCCTTAATAGCACCGTAAGTCGCTTGCTGCCCGCGGATAAATTCGTCAGGAGCTACAAAGTTATAAAGGGCTTTAGCACCTGACGACAATAAATCAGTCGTCATATCAACGGCTTTGCCAAGAGCAATGCCGGCTGCACCTGTGGCTTCACCAGTGGTTTTCTCAATTGTCAGGCTATCTACAACTTCGTCAATGGCGTCCTGGCCGCCGGCGCTAAATCCACGAACAATTTTGCTATGCTGTATCGTTGTAAATTTTATAAACGTAGATGCATTATCAGTATCGAGAGGGTATATTAACCTCTTATGTTTTTCCATATGTTTTTGGTTCATACTTACTAATGCCTATAAATATAATTATTCTTACTTCTATTTATACGAGTAATATGGCTTATTCTGGCAGATATAAAATTAAAGAACCATCCAAGTATGATGGCAATCCAGCGAAGGTACAGTACCGATCTCTATGGGAGAGGCAATGCTTTAAGTGGTGTGAAGCTTCTCCAGGTGTAAAGAAATGGCATTCAGAAGAAACTGTCATACCTTATATATGCGGGACAGATAGGAAGATGCACCGATACTTTATGGATCTAAAGATAGTATGGCAAGACGGTTCTGTGACATTGGTAGAGATTAAGCCAAAGAAACAAACAATGAAGCCGGATTATAAAGGTAGAAGAACCCGTAAATATATCTCTGAGTCAATGACTTATGTGAAGAACCAATCTAAATGGTCTGCCACTAGAGAGTATTGTCTTAATAGAGGATGGAAATTCGAGATTTGGACAGAAGACACATTAAAGCAGATGGGCATTAGGATCTGTAAATAGATCGTATAAATAGATACATAACGCATTATAACAAAGGTATTAATTTAATGGAAACATTCGCAAGTATGACCGAATCAATGGTGACCGTAATGGATAAGACACGGGCGAAAACATTGAAGCTTACCATGAAGAATAGTGTTAGTGGTATAGAAAGACTAAAGCATGAACTCACAGTCCGAACTGATGACGTTGATCCAGCACTTGTTAAAGAACTAACCTCTACAATTAAACAATTAAAAGCGCTGACTAAGCAAGTTGATGCTGCAATTGCTAAAGCTGCTACACAGTAATAATGTATTCTACCCCTCCGCAGACTACAGTCTTATTATATCACAGTATAGCTTGTTTGTACACAGTTATTTTTAATTATTTTAAGGAAGCATAATGGCATCACTTCTTTCCAAACTGGAGCTAGAAGCATTTAAGAAAGGCATACCTGCCCGGACTAAATCTTCGCGAGAATGGTTCCGGGAAAAAGCAAAGGGTCTTCGTGGTAAGGTTAATCGCCAGACACTTTTAAAGGATGAAGAGCTTATTAAGAAGACTAAAACAATTCGTGGCAATATGTTCATGTTCTTCTATGATGCTAAACATCGTAAAACGTTACCATACTGGGACGCGTTTCCACTTATCATAGCATTAGACAAAGCACCAGGTGGATTCTACGGAATCAATCTACATTACTTGCCACCTGTCTTAAGAGCCAAGTTTCTTGACGCGCTGTTAGATACAGTTACTAACGATAAGTATGATGAGTCAACACGGATGAATATCAGATATAACATATTAAAATCTGTAACAGGATTAAAATATTATAAGCCATGTATTAAAAGATACCTGACTAGTCAAGTTGATTCTAATATGGTAATGGTTCAACCGACTGAATGGGAAGTTGCAGTATTTCTACCAACAGAGCAATTCCGTGGTAAGAGCCGTAGCGCCGTATGGAAAGAGAGCAGGAAAATGATATGAGTATAGACAATTTAAAAAGTGTTATTAGCAGACGTCAAGGTATAGCTCAGGCTAACCGTTTTGCAATATACATGCCTGTCCCATTATTTAGTGGTTTAGAGATAAGAAACATTATATCTGCAGGAATCGCTGGAGGAAGTGTTGCCGCTGGTATCAACTCACTCTATAACGATCCACGAGATCTAACGTTCTTATGCAAAACAGCGGTCTTACCTGGCAGGCAGATAGCAACTACTGATTACTCTACAAATACAAAGTTGCATAAGATGCCTTACGCTTCCATTACTGATGACCTTACTTTAACTTTTATGTTGACACAAGATATGTTTGTTAAAAAGTACTTTGATGCATGGCAGGCTAAGGTTATTAACAGCGACTATAGTGTCAACTATAAAGACACGTATGCCACCGACATTATAGTACAGCAGTTAAATAAGGATAATTTTCCAATATACTCAGTCAAATTTAAAAATGCATATCCGGTAACTGTAGATTCAATAGAGCTCAGCGCCGATAGCACTGATGTTGCAACCATTATGAGTACTACCCTTGCGTATGATGATTGGGAAGCTACAGACGATTTATTAGATGCAACTATATCAGGCTTAAACGTGGCTCTTCCAGGTAATCTTGGAAATAGACTAGGTTCGGTTATAGAGACCTTAGCTAGCAAATTTAATAGTATTTAATTATAACAGGCGATAATCATGGCAATACCAACGTTCAAAACATTAACATACGAGACGGAAATTTCGGATGGTACAATAGTACAGTATAGACCGTACGTAGTAAAGGAAGAGCGACAGTTGCTTATAGCACTTGAAGCAGGTGATGAACAAGTTGTAGGAAGGGCTATACAATCAATTTGTGAAGCATGTACATTCGGCAAGGTGAATATTAGTAAGTTAGCTGTATATGACATTGAGCATATTTTTATTAAGATGCGAGCAAAGTCTGTAGGCGAGAAGATTAAAGTATCTTCTAAATGTTCCGATTGTGAAACTGGTAATGAAATTGAAATTGATTTAGATAAGGTACATATACCACGGCTTAAGGTAGATAATAACCCTAGGATAATGGTTAATGAGGATATGGGTATGTTACTTAGGCCGCCAACCTACGGTCATGTAATGGCACAAGGTTCTACTAATAAGAAAAATAGTGAATCTCAAATTGATGTTTTATATGATATGATTATAAAGTGTGTTGATAAGATATTCCATGGCGATGAAATATTTGAGTGCGATAAAGAACCAAGGGCAGAAGTAGTGGCTTTTGTTGAAAGTTTGCCATATGAATACTTCATGAAGATTAAGCAGTATATTGATGCACTTCCTAGTATCGAATATACTATTGAATACGATTGTGTTAAATGTAATAAACATAATAACGAAACTCTATCAGGGTTATCCAATTTTTTTATGTAGCTCTTTTGCATGATAGTTTGGAAAATCATTTTAAGACTAATTTTGCGTTGATGCAGCACCATAATTACACGCTAAGTGATCTTGATAATATGATGCCATGGGAAAGAGAGATATATTTAATTCTTCTTCGACAATATATCGAGAAGGAAAACCAAGAACAAGAAAATCGAAATCGATGAAGGATAAACCATGGCCGCCGAAAGATCATTAAATGATTTAGTATTACAGATCCAAGAGACTAACATACGCCTGAATACCCTATCAGAAACGGGTGAGAAGCAAGAGACCCATCTGTCAAAATTGGCAAAGATGGCCAAGGGCGATAATCTACAAGATCTAGAAGACGCTAGAGAATCTAAATCAGCCGGACAAAGTTCTAATACTGTAACTACAACTAAAGCTGATAAGGACGAAGGTTTCATGGGTGTTGGGTTGATGAGACCTGCAATATTCGCTGGCATTTCTGCGCTCATAACTGGAATGATTGCTGGTGTTGCTGGATTATTTACTGTCGGTGGTTTGTTGGCAATTGCTAGTAAAGTATTAAAGACCGGTCTTGTTGTAGGTCTTATTACACTGGTAGCAGGTACCGCTATACAAGCTGTGTTTAATTACTTTGGCAAACCTGATCTATGGAAAAATGCAGCTAATGACGTTATGGCAGGCAATTGGAATCCTGCTTCACTTGGATTTGTTGGTGGCGCTGCTACTGGCGCTGCAATAGGATTAAAGTTTGGCGGTGTTCGCGGAATGGTCTTTGGTGGTTTAGTAGGTTCAGCTCTAGGTGCTTTCGGTGGTGATATGTTGACTTTGCCTAATGGATCCGTTGACAAGATGGGAGTAGCCATAGCTTCCGCTGAGTTTGCAGGTGGTAGCATTGGTTTTACAAAAGGAATGAAGTTCGGCAAAAAGTTTGGCCTGAAAGGAATGATTTTAGGTGGTATTTTGGGTCTTATTATTGGTTCGTTCGCTGGCTCTGCATTAGTCCAAATGATACCAGGTTTAGAAAAGTTTTTGGGAGTTACTCCTGAGCCTGTGACTCTAGACGAAACTGCCTTTAATGAAATGCAAAAGGCCGAACAAAAAGCATTTATAATGGATCCAAGAAATTTAGGATTAGATATGCCGATAAAGCAAACCTTTGATGAGTACCTTGCTAGCAGGATTCCAGAGATTCTTAGTGCGCGAGAGCTTGCTGATGCAAGAATTAACCACTTAACAACAGGTCGTAGCCATCCAAGTATGCTTGGGCAACATGATTTTGATGCAAGTGTGCTTATGGCTAAAGGTGTGATTAAAAGTAATATAACACCTATGCCCTCCGACACAATGATTCTTGCAGCCGCACGGCTTGCTAGTGAAGAACATCAAAATACAATTCTGAATAATATTAGGTCTGACAATAGCGTATCAACCCAGGTCGTCAATAACCTGAACACGCCAAATGCAAGGATTGAATTAAGAAACGCGATGGCACACTAAAAAAGGGACCCGAAGGTCCCCTTATTTAATCAATCTTATTAGCTGTTAGTCTTCAGCAGCAAGGCGATTAAAGTAACTTAGAGTATCGTCTTCATCATCTGCAGCAGCCTTAGGCTCAGGTGCAACGTTATGATTAGATTCAGCTTGACTTGCTCGCATCGGAGCAGGCGTAGATACATCCAATGTCACGTGCTCTGCAGTTGACATTGCAACACCATCCTCACCAAGAACAGCCATAAGCTTAGTCTTTAGTTCGGCATAGGTCTTATAGTTGCTTGGACTATTATACTCTTCTAATGAATGCAACTTACCATAGATACCTTCTAACTCTTCATCCGATGCTAATGCACCTGGCTTTCCAAATTCAGACTTATCATAGTTACGGTAACCTTCAACATCACGAATCTTAAGCTTAAAATCAGCGCCATCCCAAAAGTCGAATGGATTGATTGGATCTTCATCCGCAAATTGTGGCTGCATTGAATCAATAATCTTATCAAAGATTTTCTTACCAAACACATAAAGGAATACTTTACCTTCATTAGCTGGATTACCATCATCTTTAATGACTTGAATATTAGACACATAATGTAGTCGACGTTTACGATTTCGTGCAATAGACTTATCGTCATCATTGCCAGAATTCCACAACTTAGTATTCATTTCTGATACTGGATCGTCTTGTCCGATTGATGTTAATGAGCGTTCGATATACCAACGTCCAGTAACAGGACCTTTGAAGCCGTGATCCCAGTATTGAATCCATGGATCATTCTCGCCTTCAGGCGCAGGTAAAAAACGAATAACAGCATAGCCATTATTTGCTTTATCAACTGTAGGTTTCCAGATGCGGTCATCGTTATAACTCTTCTTAGCATCACCACCAACACTTTGTGCAGTAGTTAGAAGCTTCGCCATAGAAGCAGAACGATTACGTTTTAGATCAGCAAATCCCATATTTTATTCCTCTTTATATTACAATTTATTAACAGTGTATTTTTTTACATTGTGGACCATTATAACATGTTTTGATCAAGAAGTAAACACTTTTAGTATAATTTTTTTATAATTATTCGCATTTAATTTCGTATCTAACATGATGCCATATTTAAGAAGTTTATTCTTTAGGTCTGGCCAAACCAGTGTTTCGGTGATGTTCATCTTCTCTATGAATCCCAATATGTTATCTAAGATAATTATGGTCTCGATCATAATGTCACCTTGAAGGAATGACTTAATGATAGGTGGATGTGCATCACCTGCCGCTGTGGAGAACAGTGTATCAAATGGTAGATTACCACCATCACAATGATCGTCACGCAACGTATTTATATCAGCTTCAAATCTATATCCGAAACTTTGTAATCTTTTTTTATAATCAGGCCAAACTTTATCGTCATCTAACATGTTACCTACCCATGATATATCCTCAACAAAGTGGGCATTAAAGTAATCAAGTATGACACTTCTATCGAAGTTAAACTTGGTACCTACCTTATGAAAGAAGTAACGATCCTTGCGTTTCCAAAAGGATTGTTGTTTGGCTGAAGTCTTAAACCTATATTTAACTGCATTATACGTGCCATTAGAGTAGTGTAGCTTACACGCAAGGTATAAACTATACACTCCAAACTCATCTAATCGTTCTGTACTTGTCATATTGGCAACGTATTCATTGGTGGAACTTTAAGTAACCTTGCTTGTTGTGCTTCGTTTTGTACCTTCTCGGTAATAGGTTTGGACAATAGTTTAGATACATCTAAAGGATCTATTTCGTACCTATTGCATATCTCTAGTATTGCATCAAGGTAGGTTACACTACCTCGAGAGGCAAACATTAGATCTTCAACGTATTTAGAGAATTGTACTTGATTCATAATTAGGTTCAACATTAATTCGCCTTTAATAATATAGTATGCTCGTTAATCCTGCCATTTGGCACTGAATCCTTAGTGGTCAGTTTCTTCCACTCTTTATCCAATTGCTTGGCAGTTTTCTTAAGGCATATCTTAAGAAATTCATCTGGCTTACGTAGTCGTGTTGATCTAGACTTATCAGCCTCATAATGTAATAGTGTTGTACCTTTAACCTCAAATCCGCCAACACGTGTTGTAGTGTACTCAGTCACAACTCCATACTTAGTATTGAATACTAGTAACTGATAAGAACCTATTATGTCAATAGGATTAATGGATGCCAACTTAAAGTCGTTATCCTTAGTCTTATACTTCATCTTAGCGATCTGCTTATCTGCAGATTTAACCTTAGGCTTACGTACTTTACGAGTTGCTTTGGCTGCAAGAGTTAGACTCTCTAAGTCCAATAGAATATTCTTAAGAACCTTAATACGATTCTTAATAGCAGATGGTTTAATGTGTGAGTATGCATAGGCATATTCTTCATCGGCCTCTCTCTTAGAGACTGCCATTTCCATCTCATCAATACGAGGTTGGACCCACGCAATAACAGAGGTCTTAATCTTTGGACCAGTTAAACCGTAGGCAGTAGCCTTTTTAAATATATCATAGCTGTTACCATTAACACGTTCGATCCATTCATCTTCGAATGCATCAAGGTCAGTTAGAATAGTATCCGATATGATAGCGTTAAGACGATCTTGTGGTGTTACCTTTGCAACAACAATTGCATAAGGATCAGCCTCTTTATCGTCATCAATAACTTTACGTGCACGTGCAAAATCTAAGGCGTACTCAATACCCGAAGTGATATTTTTGATCTCATCTTGATTGAGTGTCCATCCACGTTTTGATATACGTATTAACGTAGTGTAGTTATTAAAGAACACAGTATTAGATGCAGACTTAAGCAAAGATATATCATCTGAACTATAGTCGTTATCCTGTGCGTACTTAATAACAATCTTAGAGTTGTCTTTAGTCTTATACTTGTAGTTGTAATAACCTAAAGCATTAGTTAAAGCTAAACGTCGATCGACACCTTCAAGATTGTCCTCAGGACTATAACTTAGCTCCTTGCCAAGATACATACTATCAATGCTTTTGCCACGTGCAGCTTTATTCATTTCCATAATTTGTCCTATCAACAGTAAAGTTAGTTACGCTTTCAACACGAAATGATCGCCAACCGTCAGCGGTTGTATCATATGCTTTGATAACGTGGTCAGATGGTACTAAGGCTGATGTGCCTTTAGGTATCATATGCTTGCTCATTAATTTAGTGTTGGTGGTACAACTCATTACACGTTCATCACCATTCAATTTATTAAAAGTCACAATACAAACAGATTCAGATAGAGCTTTTTTCATTAACTCGACTTCGTAAGTTTCAGCGTATGTATCCATAATGTTATATCCTTTATTAATTTGTATGACCATTATATCACAGTTTTATGTGATTGTACAACTTTAATTCCAATCATTGTCATCTTTTTTAGTTTCTGAAGAAACAGCACCATAGTGCTTAGTTACGTAGCTAGATGAATCTGTCCAATGGTTATGGTTATCATCCATCTCGTTAATGACACGATCAGAGTAATCAGAATCAGTAGTATCTTTAGGTCCACGCTTCTCATCAGTGTATGATGCAGCTTTACGTAAACGAGTAGACACACTTAGTTTTTTCTTTGGACGAAACTTGCTCCTAAAAGCTAGTTTCTCTGCAGCTGCTTTAATCATTTCAATACGGTCTTCCATGCTATTGTGCTCTCTCTAATTGTGCTTCTTTAAGTAGCCATTCAGTATCTTCTGCATCGGATGCACTATAAGTAGTCCAACCAATACCTCTAATATTTTCGTTGTACGACATCATAACATACGTATAGTGATCTTCAATAGGTCCAAACGAATGAGTCAAACGATAGTGGTAATCTTCTATAGTATGATAGAAATCTAACGAAACTTCTCCATACTTAAATGAGTAATCCTCTTCGTTTAAACTTAAACAATCGAGTTCCATACGTTTAATTGCCTTTGGCAGTTTTTGCATTATGCGTCTCCTAGTAATTCATTTCTTGATATTCAAGCCACTCTTTGGCATCATCAGCGCCTTCAGTCAACATATCGATGCCATTGGTGACATCATCTAACTGAGCTCGTGATAATACACCAGTACTCTCAATGAAGCGCATTCTCTTGGCTTCTGACATAATCTTTACTAATGCATTATTAATGCTATCACGTTCTTTGCTAAAACGTGGTAACTCATACTGGTAATAACCAGAAGTCATCATTCTTAAGATCGTCTCACGCATTTCTTCACTATCGTAGTTCATGCTGAAAGCTCCCGTTGTTGAGCTTCCCACTTGCCACACAACGCATCAAAATAATCGTAATATGCTTCACATGCCTCCATGGTGAAGCTAGTTGATTCAACGCTGTGATAGCTAGCGCCATGTAAGTTTACGTCCTTAGCGCAGTCCGCATCAACATAGTTCCAGTTTACAGAACCATCTTCATTCCGATTGCTCTTTTGGTTGATTGCCTTTTCAAATGCTTGTGCTAATGTAATCATAATGAAATACCTCAGTTATTCAGAAAGTGCAGCTTTAGCTGCTTTAAGCGTTGCAAAAGTCATGCTGTAATAGTTATCCCAGTTAGTCCCTCTCCATGGCTCACTAGCAGAATACGAAGACATAGATGGGTTCATTTTAGAAAATGAACACTGTTCGCCTTTATTGTTATCCCCGATCCATGAACCTGCAATTTTTGTTAACTTCATGATAAACTACCTTGTGTTTCTTGATTTGATATAGCCATTATACATTATAATGAGTGAGTTGTACACAACTATTTTAGTTATTCTTAGATCATTTAGTTATATGCTTATACGCTTCAAGTTCAAGTGGATAAGACTTATACACTTCTTCGATAGCTTCACAACATTCAGCGTCAAATTCACGTTGAGTGCATTCAGAATAATCAATTCCAGAACAATCCATTTCTTGCTCAACAAGCAATATAGTATCGATCCAATTTTCTGTGTTGATTGATGACTCAGGCTTTACAACATTAAGAACGTCTAGTATTCCACGACGAGTTAAAGTCATCTTGACGCCTGCGATATAAGTAACTTGATCCATAATATTCTCTTTCACTGTTTGATTCATTAAGTACATTATACCATACATTGTCAAATATGTACACAACTATTTTAGTTATTCTTAGATCATTTAGTTATAAGCATATAACTTATTAATGTTCCCATTGACCTACTTCTTCTTCATAACACATAGAACACATGTCCGAATAATCTTCTTCTTCCATAAGATCCTTACACACAACACAAAATTGATCCATATCTTCTTTTAGATCATGCATATCAGTATGGTTTTCTAACTCTTCTAGCTCAGGATTCATCATGATGAAGAACACCGCTTGATCTATTAAGCTTTCCATTGCAGCTGAAAACGATGGAGCTTGCCAAGAAGCAAGTTGAAGAATATATGTCCAACCACGAGAATACTCGTGCACGGTCTTCCATGTGTCATGCGTGATCGAATCTTTAGCTTGAAGGTAGTTGACTGCACCAGAACAGTTATTACCCATTCCGTTGTTGTACAGCTCATGGCTAAGACAAACCGTTGCCCGCATTATTTCACCTGCAACAGTATCAGCCTTTCCCATATCAGGAATTAACTTTGATAGACGATCATATTGCTTCTGATATTTACCTTCGTGTAAGTAGTAAGTATTTTTCATAATGTAGTTCTCTTCTTTATTCATTTGATATAGGTATTATACCATACATTATAAAATATGTACACAACTATTTTAGTTATTTTTATATCATTTAGTTATAAGCATATACTAAAAAAGAGGAGTCCTGTATTGGAATCCTCTTTCGGTTGTACTTACTTTTGTCTCTATGAACAGAACATTTGTTAACTTTCTTCGCATGCTTTGCCACAGGATTTCTTCTATGCTTCATACTAATCCTCCTTAGTTAATTAACCTCGGTGACCGACCTCATCTATTACTGACCAACCTAGTCCTTCATACCAGAACTGTGTATAGTCTATACAGTGCAACATAAACCAAATCATTTTAACCCTCGCAAATTTTATCTATGTGAGCTTCAAATGCATCGACCTTAACTAACCTGTCAGGCCAAAATATATAATCCTTTTCTGGATTAGCTCTTAAGTTGTTAAGTAATGGCTGAATAGCCTTACGTAGTTTAATGAGATCATCGGCAGACCTTTCAGACTTACCATCGGCAATATCTTTTAGGTTATTGACCTCATGTACAGCTTCAATATCGTTTTCGTGTACAGCGTGAAAACCAAAATCAAAGTTATATTCTATATCGTCGTTACTCATCTTCTTTCCTGCCGTAATTTAATAATAAAAGAATTAAAGCGCATGCTGTAAATGCTATAGCCAAAGCTAACTCATCAGGCCCCGTCATTTTCCTTGTACCTCTTAATAGTGTTTAGTAACTGAGACGTCCAATTATCCCTATGTTCTATAAACACTTGAGGTGTAGGTGAATCGTCACAGGCGATAACCGTGACTAACTGCGTGATTGGCGTTGATGTACGCTCCTCCCACATGATAGCATATGAAGACTCTTGTATGAAATAGTTGGTTATCCATTTCGTCTCTTTCTGCTTCTTTGATGTTTTCCAATCGATAATTGAAATAACACCATCCCACTCTGCGACCATATCGACTCTACCTGCAAGTCCAAGATGATCTGAATATAATGCAACTTCTAGACCATACACTGTACCTAGCCTTTCAGCAAGTACTGGTTTGATCTTATTGACAGCCGAAAGAATATGCGGCATATAACCCTTACCATAGTCAGGATCATTATTAACATATTTCTCAAGGCAATCATGCACGTCAGTTCCACGGTTAGATGCTTGGTAACCTACCTTAGCAGCTTCTTCTGCACCAACCCGTGCTTTCCATGCATCAATACCTTTCTTAGATAATATCGATAGTACTGTTGTTACTGATGGATAATTGATTCCAGCAGGAGTAGCGTACGTCCTGCCAGATTCTAAAGTCTCCGCAATAAGATCTGTATATCCTAAATCAACGGTCTTGTGCTGAAAATTTTGTTTCATAATCAATGTACTTCATTTTATATTTAGTTGAAGCTCTTTCTTTGAGAGAGCTTTCTTCACGTTGTTCTGATTTGAATTTATCCTTTTTTTTATTGGATGCTTCAAATCTTTTAAACTTTGCCATCTGTACTTCCTACTTATTTAATTTTTTCTAGCGTATCCAAGAAGACACTTACATCAGCACCCTTCTTAAAATCAACATAGACCTTATTACCCTTAGCGCGTTTCATGACACGGATCTCAACACCACCCTTCTTATCATGAAGCTTCTTGATCTCAACGCTATCTTCTGGACTAGCATCAATCACAACGCGAGGATTCTCTAGATCTTGAGCTCCAGCACCGTGAACACCACCGACCTGTGTAGGTATTGACACTACGAACTTACCAACAGTTTGTTTACCAGCTTTACGAGGTGAACCTTTAGATGGAGTCACTACTATCTTTGGCATCTTAAGAATCATCTTCTTTAGATCAGCCATAGTAATATCGACATCCCAACCGTCATCGCTGATCAAGTCAGTTTGAACAGTCTTAGATCCAAATACTAGTGCCCCGCCGTCGAAGTAAAGATTGTCCTTTCCTCCGTGAGCTTTAATCTTAGGATCTTTTTTAAGATATGCTGTAATGTCTAACTCACGATCAAAGTCCGCAGTGACGCTTTTGTCGTTCTGCTTAGCTTCATTCATAAGGCGCTTATACGTCTTTAATGTCGTTGTCATTACTTCTTTCCTTTAGTTTCATTCGTTCTATTATAACACATTATGTACTATATGTACACAACTATTTGAGTGTATTTATATGTTACCGTTGCTTAGACAATCGCATTTCTTTTGTCATGATGTAATCACGCACAAGACCTGATCGTACAATGTCTGCCCAATTAAATTCTATTACACTAAACTTCTTTAACTCACGCAATATATCAAGAAAATCAATAATGCCTTCTTTCTCGTCGCGATACTTTAAGTCAGACTGATAGTAGTCACCACACATGATGAACTTACAATCACGACCGACACGCGTTATTACTGTATCTAATTCATGTCCGGTCATGTTTTGCATCTCATCAACAATTATAATCGCATTGTTAATAGTGATGCCACGAATAAATGACGTTGACATAAACTCTACTGTTTGCTGCTCTATCAGACGTTCCCACGCATCACCTTCACGTGGAATAAGCTCTCTGCATATGGATCTATATGGACCTGTGTATGCATCCTTCTTCTCGTCTTCGTCTCCTGGTAGGAACCCTATATCTCTTGTAGGTACAATAGACCTTACAATAATAACTTTCTCGTAGGGAGTTTCTCTATCAAGAACTTCTTCTAAGGCAAGGGCCATTGCAATGAATGTTTTACCTGTGCCTGCCGAACCGTTTAAAACTAAATTATAACCCTCATTGTATCTTTCAAATACTTCTCGCTGTGTGTCTGTCATTGGTTCTACTTTAGCGAGCTGCTCTAACTTCAACTTAATTGCTTTTTTAATTGTCATGATGAGGTAAATGTGCCTAATGGATTATTCTTCTTAATTGTTTTTAAGGTATCCTTCCAACCATCGTCTGTCTTTGAGAGGACCCCACCAGTTCCGTGATATAACACATTAGGAGCTCCTAATTTTATATACACGTTACCACCTCCACATGATACACATGTAGAGGGGGCATTTCTTTCTGCTATCTTACGAATTTCTGCATGAACATCCATACAGTCGTTACACTTATAATCATATATTGGCATTTTATCAAGCTACTTCCATTGTTATATCCATAATTTTTGACTCTAAATATTCCCGTTTTCTCTTTATCTTATACATTAACATCGTATTACCTTTTTTCTCCAAGTGTTTCTCATAATGATTTAATTCACGCGAGTCTTTTCTTAATCGTTCAAGGTGTGTTGGCGACATAATGTCTCCTGTTATTATTGTAGTTAAGGGAAAGGTATTATTGACAAGCCTCCATATAGGTTAGGTTAATTTTGTATTTATAAATTATGATTTGTTATTAAAATCGCCGACACATTCAATTAAGTTCCTGCAGCGTTTCTTAATAAGATAGTTCAGTGGCTTAGTAGCGTGGGCTTTCTTACGATCGCCATAGGCTTTAAGGATCTCATCCTGAACGTCCTTTGGTGTTTCCCTAAGATCTATTAATGTACTGTTACGCTTATAATTGCGCTGAGCATCTTCTGGCATGATTGACAGATCCCGCCATTCTTCGATCTTCTTTTTAGTCATTGGTGATTGACGAACACCTGAGACAAACGTATCATCCGGAGATAATATGTTAGGAACACCATCCGATGAATCACCTTTACATACGTGTTCATGCAGATCAAACTTATCTTCTTGAAGGATAAGCTTCTTAAGCATTGGACTAAACTGTTGGATATTATCCGTATTAGCCTGCAACTGAAGAAAGTCCTTATCGGAAGAAACGATCATCACGTCTTCATGCTGTCCAAACTCTTGAGTAGATAACGCAATATGAGCAATGGTATCATCAGCCTCACATGAATTAACATTGACAACATACCATGGCATATTTTCAATGATCTCTTCAGTCACAAGGTTAATAATACGAAACGCTTCTGGCCAATCTAACTTTGACTTTTCACGTGTTGCCTTACGCTTGAACTTGTATTCAGGAAAGTAATCCTTACGCCAGTTCTTACGACCCTCTGTACAGATAACCATTGCACCGTACTTGTCACGGAATTTCTTATTGTACATACGAATAGAGTTAAGGATAACATGACGAATGATGTCTTCCTTGATCTCTAAGTTCTGTAACAAAATAGACGAAATTGCGATTCCACTATAATCTAATAATATAATATGCCTTCTCCAATTACTTAATGTTAATCATCGTTGTATCCATCGTCGAACTCATCATCGAATTCGTCTTCTTCATCAATCAATGCCTGCAATTCATTATGCATTGCATCTAATATTTCGTGAGTAAAATGCGGTATCTTTGATACCCGACTGATTGCACCACACATCATATTAATAGTAACGGTTAAATCATCTATTAATTTTTTATCTTCCATATCATAACCATCCATAACCATTTGGTCAATGATCATATCGGTCATGTACTGCACATAGTCTTCACATTCTTGAGCAGCTGCTAATAACTCATTGCGCTCAGTCTGATGCTTATTGATCTTTATGCCTGGGAACTTAACAACATTATTTTTACTCATAGGGTATTATACCATAGTATGGTTGCAATGTACAACTTTATTTTAGCTAATTGAAATCTTTTTTAGGTGGGCTCTTCTGCATCGTGCCATTATCCATCCGTTATAATACTCGTCAGATAGTAACACATCATACTGAAATTGTAGCTTCGCTTCAAAGTAAGAACACTCAGATTTAGATTGGCACAATCGTAGAATCTCTCTATGAAATAATGTGCCGGAACCTCTCTCTTCGTTTAACGTTTCATTGGATCCATAATATGATTTCCAATCTGATTCAGCAAGATACTTCTTTTTCTTACCTTTGACTTGTCTGGTCTTCTTTGACCAGAATACCTTCTTACCAATATACTTCTTACCTGTATCTATATTAGTAACAACATATACAAATCCATACACATCCTTGTGAGTGGATTCACCTAAATCGTATTCAGCTCCATTATATATCCAGCTCATCTTCATCACGATCAGTTGCTACTGGATCTTCTGCTGGCTTACTGCAATACGGGCAATAATTAGGTTCAATGGATAGATCATCATCGTCGTTAATTTCATACTCAGTATCGCATTCTGCACAAATTAGATTATATTTCATAGACTAAGATCCATAATTGATTCTCGAACTTGATCGGCTATCACAGCGGTTCTTAATTCATCGAATCCGCCTATGCCTTTATTGTCCTTTTTGATTTGTGGGAAGGTTTTTGCATTATAGAATTCCATAGTGAAATCCTCAAGACTAAAATCCTTATCTAGTACTAACTTCTTATATTCTAAACCCTTAGCTTCACATAAATTAACTGCTGCAATGCAGTAAGCACAAGGTGGGTTATCCCTTGCATAAATCTCAATCATAAGCTCATTCCTTTCAATGTGTCAGCATCGACATCCTGTTTAACTCCACCAATTATATATGAGGAGATTTCCACTTCTTGTGGAGCTACTTGCACCTGAGATCCAGATATCCACTTCTCGGTCCACGGTAATGGATTAGCCTGAGATACTTGATAAGGAGATATATAGCCAAGTGTCTTCATACGCTTTGATGCAATCCATTCAACGTAGTCCTTCAATATTACACTGTTCAAACCGATCATAGAACCATCTTTAAATAAGTAATCTACCCATTCTTTTTCTTGATCGATTGCAGATACAAACATTGAAGATACCTCTTCACGACATTCTTCCTGCAACGAAATAAAGTCCGAATCTTCTTTAAGGAGGTTACGGATAATTTGAGTAGATGCAGATAAATGCAAATTCTCATCACGTGCAATCAGCTTAATAATCTTAGCGTTGCCTTCCATCTTCTTTAATTCTGCAAATGCCCAACTACATGCAAATGAGACATAAAACCGTATTCCTTCCAATATGTATATAGAATGCAAACACAGCCATAAGGCTCGTTTCTGTTCGTACTTATCTACGGATCCGGGATTAGCTGATTCCGCTGAGTTGATTGCAATTAGGTTGTCATAGTACTTTGATACATTGTCTGCACAATCAAGAATCTCTGAGATACTATTGATCTCGTCAAATACTTGACCAGGGTTAGGATATATGTTACGAATAATATGCGTATATGAGCGAGAATGAATAGTCTCAAAGAACGCCCACGTTTCTACTAGCACTTCTAGTTCGGGTAATGAACAAATTGGCAATAACGCCAAGTTAGGTGACCGACCTTGTACGCTATCAAGGAGGATTTGTCTTTTTAAATTGGCTGTGAATATATGTTGCTCATGTGTAGTGAGGTCACGAAATTCTGCTCTGTCTTTAGTTACATCAATTTCATTGGGGCGCCAAAAGAACCCCAACATTTTGTCGGATAACTTTTCGTATGTTGGATACTTTACTTCATCATAACGAGCAATATCCACTGCTTCATCAAAGAACATACTACGCTCTAGGTGGGATACTGTTACCGGCTTATAAACACTCATCTCTTTTCTTCCTTATTAAATAGTACAGCTATCACAATTCTCATCATCATCGAGTACATCACCTGCTCCATCATGTGTGTTAAAATAATATAAATGTTTGCCACCGTACTTATAGAAGTTTATAAGGTCACGGATCATTTCAGACATCGGCACTTTACCGTCCTCATACTGATCTGAATTGTATGAAGTATTGACTGAGATGGCTTGATCAATGTATTTTTGTAGGACCGCACAGATCTTAAGGTATCCTTCTGGTCCATTTTGATCCCATAGTAGATCATATTTATTCTTTAAACGAGGATAGCCTGGAACTACTTGAGCCATGATGCCATCCTTCGATTGCTTATATGATACCAAACTACGTGGTGGTTCAATACCATTCGTTGAATTTGATACCTGTGCAGACGTCTCTGCTGGCATTAACGCCATTACAGTAGAGTTACGTATTCCATGCTTGCGCAAATTGCCTCTTAGCTTTTCCCAATCCATTCTTTGATTAGGTGCCACTAACTCATCTACTTCAGTCTTATATGTATCAACCGGAAGAATTCCAGTGTGGTACTTAGTCTCGTTAGATGCAGGACAATTACCCTTTTCCTTAGCAAGGCGGTTAGATGCACTGATCAAGTAATATGACCATGCCTCTGCGTATTCATCAATTGTTTCTAATGCAGCGTCATCATACTTTAGCCCACGCTTTGCTAAAAAGTAAGCAAGGTTAATGATACCGACACCCAATGGTCTGCGACGTTTAGTTCCAGCCATTGCTGCGGGGACAGGATAATCTTGGTAGTCAAGGAGTTCGTCGAGAGATCTAACTGCCAAGTCACAATATTTTTCAAACTCTTTAGGGTCATTAATGAGTCCCCAGTTAATTGCGCTGAGGGTACAAAGGCTAATTTCTCCATTCGTATCGTCTGCATGCTCCAAAGGTTTAGTAGGTAGTGCAATCTCTGCACATAGGTTACTCATCTTAATTGGAGCAACTTCTGGTAAGAATGATCCGTGATCGTTTGAGTGATCTACATTCTGTAGGTATATACGACCTGTTTCTTTTCTTTCCGTAAGAAACGACGAAAAGACTTCTAGTGCTGGCAATGACTTCTTACGTACAGAACGTGACTTTTCATATTTCTCGTATAATGCCTTGAACTTATCTTGATCATCATAGAATGCCTTATATAGATCAGGCACTTCGTCAGGTGAGAAGAAAGTAATATTACCACCAGTGAGTAGACGTTCATACATCAACTTGTTAAACTGTACACCATAATCGATATTGCGAATACGGTTCTCATCAGTACCTTTATTATTCTTTAATACAATAAGGTCTTCGAATTCCCAATGCCATACAGGATAATACACTGTAGCTGCACCACCACGAACTCCACCTTGTGAGCAACTTTTAACAGCCGCTTGAAAGTATTTTAGAAACGGAATGAGACCAGTATGTACAACAGAACCGTCTCCAATGCGAGCGCCCAGACCACGTATTCCACCAACATTGATACCAATACCCGCTTTCTTAGATATGTAGCGAACGACTGAGGTAGCCGTAGCATTGATTGAACCAAGTGAATCACCTGACTCAATGAGAACACACGACGAGAACTGTCTCGTAGGAGTACGCACCCCAGCCATAATTGGTGTAGGTAGTGAGATATAAAATAGCGAAACTGCGTCATAGAAGTCTTTGACATATTTCATCCTTGTATTTGTTGGATAGTTTTGAAATAAAGTTGCAGCAATCATCATATAGAGAACTTGAGGTGTTTCAAATAACGTCTTAGTCTTTCTATCTTGCACTAGATACTTACTACGGAATTGTTCCATACCGACATATGTAAACGAGTTATCACGTTCATGCTTGATATAGTCATTCATCTTTTCGAATTCTGATACACTGTATGCGCCAAGTATTGATGAATCGTATACCTTACGGTCAACGTTTTTCTCAATTGTATCGAATAAGTGTGTTGGCTCAAATCCGTTATAAACTTCTTTACGAATTTTATAGTTGATTAAACGAGCCGCCACATACTGGTAATTTGGTGTATGTTCTGATATAAGTTCTGCTGATGATTTGATCAGTAGCTCATGTATTTCAGAACTAGGAATAGATTGATATAACTGAATGTTAGCTTTGATCTCAATCTCAGAAATAGATACACCTGAGATTTCTAAACATGCCCACTCAAGAATACGATGTATTTTCTCTAACTCAAATCCTTCTTTATGCCCATTCCGTTTAGTGATAGAGATGTCATTCATTTCTTTTCCTCAAAGTATGTCTTGTATGCTATAATAATGTTTTTTTGGTCCTTTATATATCTCTTTAGTTCTGCGAAGTTTAAGGACATTGCTTCATATCCCTTATCCGTAATTGCAAAATATACACGCTGGTCGGCTTCTAACTTATCAAATTCAGCATCAGTAGTATCTGGTGTGAGTATGATAATATCCATATCAATCCATTCGATTGCTACTGGATTAGGGAATGATATGGTCGGATCATTGACTTCTAATATAGGGCAATCAACTGCAATAACAGGCGGAGGCTGCGAAAATGATGAGCATCCTGATAGTCCAACCAGTATGCTACATAAAATAATAGGTTTATTCATTGGTTTCTTCTATGGCTGTTAGATTCTCAACCTGATCACCTAATGCCGCAGTCGCTTTATTGACAATCTTAGATATTAGCGATGGCTTTTTAGCAGCTAATACACCGATATCACGATCGTTGCCTGATGATGAAGTATTGAATTTTGATTTAAGGTTAGCTACTTCTTTGGCTGATGCCCGAGCTTCAATAATAAGGTTATTTTGAACTTCTTGCAGCAGCGCAATATTGCCATTGAGGTTTACAATGGCTTCACTTTGCTTACTTATAAACTGCTTTTGAACTTCGATTGCAGCACCTGATTGTGCTACAGTTGTTTGCAAACTATTGATTTTAGCTTGCGAGCTGGTATAGTACCAGTATCCACCTGCTGCTACGGACATTAACCCTCCGAGGGCCAGCATTCGTATTCCTGATGTTATTCCTATCATGATATAGTTCCTACGTTAATTACTCATTGGTACTATTATAACACATGTCTCATGATAAGTACACAACTATTATAAGTTATTTGATGATCTTCTTCGAATAGATCTCATAGCACCAGTTGTCTCATCTTGAAGGATGATAGTATTTGATGGATTCTTACTTGCATAAAGATGAATAGCCTTTTGGTTAGAGTCATTCATATCTAAGAACTTATTCCAACGCTCAAACTTATTACGACCAGTTTCAAACTTTCTAAAAGTTTCAGATGGAACGTTAAAGTGCTTATACTTACTACCAAGGGGAATAGAGTTTGTGGCAACACCTGCAGTAACGTTTGCCGGTGTATCTTCTCTGACACAGTTGTTGACCTGCTTACCTTTGTTCTTTCCGGTGCCTGGTTTAGTACCATCCTTCTTATATCCGTCCCAGCAATCCATATCACCTGGATCTGCTTCTTTAAGTCTTGGCTTCTTTTCTTTATCTAACATTGCACGAACTTTTTGTAGTTTAGCCATATCCTTTTTAGAAGGACCTTTCTTCTTAGTTAATACTGTTTTGCCCTGTGGGATAGTTTGTTCAACGAATGTGTTCATCGGTTTAAGTCTCTTGATGTTACGTTAATATATTGTCTAGTGGCAATATGCTCCACTTTGTATACGTTCATACCGAATATAGATCCAACTCTTTCTTCATGACCATGCGCAATAACCTTAGATTCTGCGAAAGCAAGTTCTTCACCAGAGTGTGGAAGTAATATGTTCTTATTTAATGTATATACACCAGGAAGTAATTCGTTATCCTGACCAATAATAAATGTTTCGTTGATGTCTTCAAATTCTAATTCAAAATCTAAAGAATGCATCGCGTCAAGAAGCTGTGCCTCTGACATTCCTGTTTCTTCTTTAATTAAGTATAATGCAGCACCATAAGAAGCAATCTTTGACTTGCCGCCAGGTACCTTATTCATTAGGCGTTTAATCTTATAAACTAACCTATGGAACATAGTGTATACGTCCCTTTCAGTTGATGTAAGATCCCTTACCTTCTTTATTGGTTGACCATCCTTGTCGATGATG